GTCATGATGCTGACCTTTGTGAGTATCTGCTGCCTGAGAACAGTGAAGAGTATGCTTATGTGTTCCGTAATGGTGAGTGGGTGTGCTACAATATGCACGAGTTTGATGATAGCAAACTCCCTGAAGTTGTTGAGATCCCCTCTGGAGCATTGATGGCATGAAGCGTGTAACTGTTCGTCCTAAATCATCCAAAGCAAAGAACCGTCTTGCTAACTCTATGGATGGCAATGCTATCTGTATTGTAGAGCAAGACAAAGGTGATGGTATGCTGTTCCTTGCTAGTGAGAATGGCAAATACTTCTTCTGGGTGAATACTAGCAACGATTGTCACTGGGAAACCGAATGGGAGGTACTATGAGCTACACTATCACCAAGCACATCAAAATTGAACACGATGAAGATGGTTTTAGTTTTGATTTCACTGCCGATGAGTATGGAACTGTGAGTGTGGAGGATGGTAATGGACCAGGATACCAAACCATTCACATTCCTCAAGATTGTATCCAACACTTTATTGATGTATTAGAGCAATTCAAATGACTTACGATGAACTCTACGATCATGTGGTAAATTATGTTGCCATGCCACATACAACCATCACAGAGCATGACAAACGCCGTGCTTGTCTCATTCTAGGTGCCTTTATGGAGTTTATCATGGATTGTACTGATGCTGGTATTGATCCGCGTACACTTGACATGAATGGTTTTGTGAGTGAGAAACTTGATGAGATTGGAGCATGACACTGATTGATACGCTAGAATACTTCATTGATGACACCAGAGCACGGTGTTCTGATATTGAATGGGAGATTCGTGAAGAGACAAACTATGATGACGAAGGGCATGATGAACGTATGGTAGATTTCTGTGAGCAATATGATGAACATAAAGAACGTTTAGATGATCTTGAAAAAATCAAATCTATCATAGAAATCATGGACATCAATTATTTGGATCAATGAAACTCCCATATGTGCTAAAATCGTGGTATTATCACATCACGGGATACTGGGAGAAGAAACTTCCACATCTTCCTGGTGCTAACTCTAAACAATTCTGGAACATCATTAATGGGAATTGAAATGAAACCTAAGAAATTCACCCACATCTCTCGTGCTATTGACAAGCATGGAGTTCATCATCTGGATGCTATTGACGATCAAGGCAAACACTGGTATTCTACCATGAGACAGAAAGAAGAACCCTGGCTCACATACGTTCAACACTGGACTTTGAAATTGCACTGATGACTGACAAACAAACACTTACTGATTTGATTGCTGACTGGTGGGCAGATGTATTCACAACTGGTGTTGATTGGGATGGAGATACTTGTATTGAGGATTTGGTAGATCAGATTGAAGCATGGTTGCCAAAAGAACATGATACTAACAGTTATAAGTGGAATGAGTGTATCCGAACCATCAAGGAGAAACTACGATGACTAGAGAAGAAATGGCACAAGATCTATTCTATTCAAATTATATTGATATGGAATGCGGAAATGATGCGGAAAGTATTGACTATCGTGCGCTCATCTCTGTTCTTACTCGTCTAGCAAATGATGTTGAACGCCTACAAACCCAAGTGAAGAATCTTTATGGAAAACTATCCTGACGAAATGTTTGAAGAAGCAGCACGAAGAGAAAAGGAGAATCAAGTGCTAGAGATTGCTAAACAAGCAATCGAGAACAATGCTCCCGCATTTAAACGTCTTGCTGAAATAGAAAAGAATGAACTGATTGATAAAGCAATCGAAGAACTCGGTTGGATTGTCATGGGTGGACAAGATGGTGAGGAGTTTTATAATTCTATTCTGTTCATTAAACAAGTGCTAGAGAGGTGTAAATGTCCCGATTTGTAAAGAACCCAGACGAAATTGTGCTGGAAGATGTTAAAATGTTTCATTACGAGACTATGGAAGAAGGACGCCATGTGTGGATTGGCATCTACACTAATGATGGTAAGATCTACCATATGAATATCAATGGAGATAATCTCAAAGTGTATTATAGTAATGAATCATGATCTATTTTTTGATCATCTCCTCAGCAGTTGCCTGGGCATTACTGGCTCTATTCTCTCCATGGTTTAATCACCTAGATACTATCGAAAATAGGAGTAAAAACAATGTACGAAGACCTTGATACATTCGAACGTGCTTTACAACATTTTGGTACAAGAGTAGAAATTATCGTTGCCCTTGAAATGGGTGATAAAATTGATAGTGATACTGCGTATAAGCAAATTAAACAAGAACTGAAAGAACTTAAGAAGGTTCGTAAGCAAGCAAAAGAATATACTATTCTAGGAGAGAAGTGATACAACATCTAACCAATCCACATACTGAAGACTATTGTCAATTCAAAGAACATGTTCTGTCTAATCAGTTTGCCTGGCATTGGTTAGATCAAAATGTACAAGGAGCAATTAATACTAGTGTATATGATAACTTTGGCTTCTATCAACAAGAGATACTGAAACGTCCAGAAACAAGAGATAAGTATCTGTCGCCCTATCTTAAACCTGCTCACACTATCTTTAAACAAATACTAGAACACAATCAGATAAAGCATCATAAGTTACTACGTTGTTGTGTTAATTGTACTCACTCAACTAAAACACATCAATTATCGATACCACATCATGATCACCCCTATCCACATACTAATCTATTAATCTATCTTACTGATACTAATGATGGAGAAACTATTGTAGAAGGACAAGCATTCTATCCTGAAGAAGATGATGTTATTATCTTTCAAGGATTACACTGTATGAGACCACCACTATATGATAGAAGGATAGTCATTGTGTATACCTATGAATGATAAACTAAAAGAAATACTGAGAGATACCTGGCCCAATCTATACAGACCACCACACGATTTTAAACCACCAGCAATGTATAATGTACAAACATGGAATGACTCAACTAAGACAGTAGAGTATCATTCCGCACCAGATGCTATTGATTATGAGGATGCTCAACAAGTAATACAAGAACAGTACCCAGAACGTAAGATAATTGCTGTCACTAAGACTAGTGAATCAATGAAGTTTTCCACAGATGCGGGAGAGACTGTGGAAAAACCTGTGGAAAACTAATGGTTAAAAAAATATATGTATTGTGATGTATAGATTGATTTAAATGTCTTAGAATGTGTTAGAATGTCTTAGAATGTACGGAGGTCTTGTTGGCTTAGCACGAACGCTAACGAACGTCAAGTACCACTGGACAGACCTCAAAGTGGCACACAGACGCTTCTAGACCCCTCTCAGCGATGGTAAGATTACTAGGTAATCGAGAGACATCCGATGCTCACCACCACCGAGACTATTGAACGACCATTGAATGCTACTGAGAAACTCAGTCTAGACACCCAGCTGGTCATCGAGTCTTATGCTAAGCACTTTAATGCTGGTGAGAAGAACGAAGCTATTGCCTATGCTAAAGTATTGATGCTTAAGGCAATGGCAATGGGTCGTTGATTCACAGTTTTCCCCAACCTGTGGAAACTGTGGAAAACTCAAAAATCCCAAAAAGTCAAAAATCTAAGAATCTCAAAATTTTAAAAAACTGAAAAAATGAGATTTTTGACTTTTTGGGATTTTTGAGATTTTTAAAAATCTTAAATTTTAATCTTTAAGGATTACTAATGTTTTTTAACAATTTGAACAGTTCAGCTATCAAAGAAATTGAAGTAAATGATAATATTATCAGTATTATCTTTAATTCTTCAGATAAAGTGTATAACTATGAAGTAAAAGATGAAGATTTCAATGAAATGCTTCAAAATGTAATTGTAAATGAAGAAAGTATTGGTAAATTTATCAATACTGCTATAAAGAATAAAGCAGTAGTTGAAATTACTAATACAATCTAAATATTATTGTTCACTATTTGAAATAGCAAACTAATTAGATTAATGGCAAAGACTAATCGTAATCAAACTCAATCATTCAAAGCACAGTTTGAAGATGAGTATGAAGACTTCGGGTATAATGTAAAGAATGCCCGAAGGTATCAGTCGAAATCAAAACGTACACCAAAATTCAAGGATCAGGATGATAATTATGACAGTTATTGAACTGTCCATTACCCCTTGACTCTGGCATTGATATCGGTTACATTACATTTGTTCAATCAATTTGATTCAATGAACACCGAATTCTTCAAGTCTTTCGTTAACACTCTGCTGTTCAATATTGCCACCATTGCTGCTATCGTGGCAGGTGTGGTTAGCTATACTTACCGTGCTGCCCGAGTTTGGTATGCTAACGGTGGCAAACAAGATCTTATCAACCTTGGGTGTAACGTGATGGCATTTGTGAACAAACTGTCTGAGAAGGTATACTATACTTTGGAGGATGCCGAGATCGCTACTGTGTGACAGTTATAGAGGTGTCCACTAATCTCCCCAGTGGGCACCGTTTGCTGTATTGTAGTTAAGTCGTCAGGAATTGATCCTTTGAAAGACATCCGAATTCGAGTCGAAACTGCCGATGGTTGTTGTACCATTTGGTATGAAAGATCAAAGGCAAAATGTTCTACAATTCAGGAACGAGTCTACAATCAACTGTGTGGACTTAACATTAAAGAAATCGACGTTTCTGTGATCGGTAACTGACATGAACAAAACTGAACTGATTGATGCCTACGCCCAGCAAATCCTGGACAGTATGGACATGAAAACTCTAGAACAGTTTGCATACGATTGTCTGGTGAATAACCTCACCGATTATACTGAGGATGAACTAATCACAGAGGTTAGTGAATGTTATCCTGAACTGCTGGAGGAAGTGTGACAGTCTGAAAGGTGTCCACAAGGGGTTGACTTTGCCCCCAATCCCGTCCATACTACCTAAGTCAACAGCAAACGACCCATGAGGAAGATCGAACGCCAGATGAACGCTGCTATCACCAGCGGGAAGGATTGGCAGTCGGGCAATACAATGGTCACCCACCAAGATGGTGTGGCATTTGTATTCCTTCACGGCAACAATATCGCCCAGGTTGGTGATACTTTCATCCGTTTGTTTGATGGTGGTTGGCAATCGAACACCACCAAATCTCGCCTGAATGCTATTCTGGCAGAGCACGGTGAACCTGGAGATTGTGTATTCCAGAAGCAATTTGAGTGGTTTGTTCGTATCAACACCGCCCAAGGATTGACCACAGTTCCTTTCTTCTCCAGCATGAGACTTGGTTGATCGATGCACTACAACATGCCCTGTCTTGGGTCATGTGTAGAATATTCAAGACCCCGACACACGGGGTCTTTTTTATTATACATAATGATCAGATCTTTTATCAAAAAATTATCATGACACTACAAGAAATGTATCAAGAAATGGAAGAACAATTGATGGAAGATTGTCTGCTAGGTTACAATGATCAGTCATTTTATGATGATGGTGCTGTTGTTAGTTTGGAGATCGATTTTACGACCCAAAGTTAAACAAATGCTGCGGCCGCGCTGCCAGTCGCCAGACTGTCCACTGTGCCCCTGGAATCGCCCTGACCCGTGCCTATAATGACTGAAGTTCAAACCAAGGGAATGACCCACTACAACCCCTACGCTCAGCAGATCCTCGATAAGGGTCGGGACCTGCCCACTACCCCTGCCCCTAAGGCACAGTACCCACGCACTATCGGTGGACGGGTGTTCGCCACCGAGGCAGACTATAAAGAGGCGCTTGCCGACTTCCTGAATGGCATGTGACGGTTGGAAAGGTGGCACTGAGGGATCGCCACCCTCCTGCCGATACCCTACAATGGTCACATAAGGGGAGGAACGGCGGGGGCAACCCCACAGACCCCTTAACCTCGCTCCAGGAACTAGCACCACTGCTAGAATGTGGGAACTAGGGGCACCCACAACCCCAAACCAATTCTTTTCAACAATGTCCATCACTTTGACTGCTAACTACAAAGAAGTGCTCGATGCAGTTACTGTAGACAAGATCGATGAACTGCTCGATGAAAACTATGCTCTCGATGACATGCTAGAGTTCATCGATGCCCACAATACCGACGATTTCTGCAACTTCTACGAAGAATACGTCCGTTGTGGTGAGGCAATCGGTTACGAGGCAGTTGATGCTTTGATCGATGAAATGGGCGACATGTCCTACATCGACTGCTGTGATGAACGCTACCGTGGGTGCTATCATAACGAGGCAGAGTTTGCTGAGGAATTCTATTCTGAACTCTACGATGTGCCCTCTGCTCTGGTGATCGATTGGGAGCAAACTTGGGAGACTTCGCTTCGTTATGACTTCACCGCCTGTAACGATGGCACGTCCTACCGTGCCTGCCACATCTTCAGCGACAACTAGGTGACAGTCGGGGCAGTGTCCACCATTGCCCCCTATCCTCCCCCTGCTGCCTGTAGGATAACCACAGTTCAAACAAACGACCCATGGCACTGACCTACAACGGTTGGACTAACTACGAAACCTGGAATGTCGCCCTCTGGATTCAGAATGATGAATTCCTCTACAATACCGCCAAAGCATGTGTAGAGTATTGTGGTGACAATGAGACCCCTTGGGAGAAGTTCATCCGTTGCATGGTTGATGGTCAGATCGGACGCCATCTCGGGCAGACCCCCGATGGGGTAGCATGGGATTCTGCCATGATCAACGATCGCCAGATCCTGGAGATGATGGAGGATCTTTGAAGAACAAACGTACCATGAAAACCGTGCTGATCGTGCTCGCCGCCATTATCCTATGGCAACCCCTACAACCCGTTCGGAATGTGACAGCAGAGGCACTGTACACAGCAGGCGACCTGATCCGCCGCTGACCCTGTAGAATTCTCTCAACAGCAAACGACACATGACCCACACCATCGCCGTTCAACCGACCGCTTGGGGAGAGTTCGATCAGTGGGGTTGCCAGTGGGCAACCGACATGAACCACGCCTACCGCATCGCCCAGCAGTTTGGCGAACCCTGCATGATCTGGATGTGCCCCGTTCATGGTGCCCCGATGAAGTGGTGCCGTGCCACCGAGATCACCGACGCCATCGCTGACCTAGTGTTCGGTGCCTGATCTGTCCACTGCCCCCCTCTAGGGGGCATCCCCTGCCTGTAGACTAACCTCAGTTCAAACAAAGCACATGACCAAGACCAAACTCGACATGTCCGCCATCATGGCACAGTACACCGCCAAGGTGAACGCCGAGGAGGCACGCCGTCAAGCGATCCTCAAAGCACACGCCGAGGGCACCTATCAGGCACCTGCCCCTGCTACCTACGGTTGGAACATCAGCGACCGTGACTGAGGGGCAACCCCCCCCACCTGCTACACTACCCACAGCAACCAACCACCGATGAACTTCGCCACCGCCACCCCCGAGGCACTCGCCGCCGCTGGATTCAAGTTCAAGACCGTTCGCCCCCGTCGCCCCCGTAAGGGTGAACTGATCTGCCAGCGGGTCGGGTTCAAGACCAAGCGAGGCAGTCAGCAGTGGCGTGACCGTGAGGCAATCTCCTCGCCCTCTGCCTACGCCGTGGTGATGGGCAACGGTTGATCCTAGCACACCCCCTTGGGCACACCCCAGGGGGGACTGTTATTTTATAACGTTATCGTTATGTCGGCGGGGCCGAGCGATGCCAAAAAAGTACCTTCTTTCTAACCTACAAACGTTTCCCAGCGCCCGATAAATATTTTACGGGTCCCTCTATATAAAAAAATTTCCCGCCAAAAAAATTATGAAAAAAGGTCAACATCTTAGCAAAGCCACTACAAGGGCGATGCACCTGAATACTCGGAAGAACATGAGGGAGTCTTACAAATCTATGAAAAATCAAATTAAGAAATCAAAATGAAACACAAAGTTACTTACAGGACGCCTGACGGCGTATTACAAGAGACAATGTTTGATCAATTTGACGAATTTTGTGATAACATTGAAAGCGTAGCTCAGCAATACTACGATGAGCTTAAAGCACCCACAGATCTCAGCGTAGAAACTATCCTAGACAATGGAGAAACTCGGAATGAACGATTATCTATCGAAGAAAGAACTGAGCTCTTATCTGAGTAAAATGGAGTTGCTCTATCGCCCTCCAGGACGTTCTGAGCACTTAAAGATCACAGAGTACCTAGACGAAGTAGAACACCGCTTACAGAGGATTGAAGATGCCATTGCTGGTCACGAAGGAAACACTTGACACCCCCAGTTCTGATGGGACATGTTTATATCCTGCTAAGGCACTAGGAGGGC